ATTGTAAATGAATTTGTGAGACCGCTTGAATGAGTAAAGAATTTCTGTGGGTCGAGAAGTATCGTCCCAACATTGTTGAAGATTGCATTCTCCCTGACAGCATCAAAGAGGTGTTTCAGGGTTTTGTCAACCAGGGCGAACTGCCTAACCTGCTGCTGAGTGGCACTGCGGGTGTGGGCAAGACCACCATCGCTAAGGCGCTGTGTGAGGAGATTGGTGCCTCTTACATCGTGATCAATGGATCGGATGAGGGACGCTTCCTAGACACTGTGAGGAACCGCGTGAGGCAGTTTGCCACAACCATCTCTTTGACCTCTGGAGCGTCCCACAAGGTCGTTATCATCGATGAGGCAGACAACACTACTAACGACGTTCAACTGTCCCTCAGGACCGCTGTGGAGGAGTTTCACGGCAACTGCCGTTTCATCTTTACCTGCAACTTCATCAATAAGATCATTGAACCACTGCACTCACGTTGCACGGTCGTTGACTTCAGGATCAAACCCGAGCAGGCAACTGGTTTGCAGGGTCAGTTCTTCACTCGCTTGAAAACTATCTTGACTCATGAAGAAATTCAGTACGAAGATAAAGTTCTTGCTAAGCTTACTAAGCGTTATTACCCTGATTGGCGTCGTCTTATTAACGAGTGCCAGCGGTATGCCGCTACTGGTAGTATTTCGTCTGCTATCCTTGTGGACGTTGCTGATGTTAATCTGGATACTCTCCTGGCATCGCTAAAGAAGAAGGAGTTTACCAATGTCAAGAACTGGGTTGTCCAACACATGGATAATGATCCTAGTATGGTGATGCGTAAGATCTATGACAGCATTTATGGTGTACTGAAACCTGCTTCTATTCCTGAGGCAGTTCTTATCATTGCCAAATATATGAGGGATATCTCTGTTGTCCCAGACCAAGAAGTAAACATGCTTGCATGTCTAACAGAGATCATGATGAGTTGCGAATTCAAGTAAAACTCTTATAAATAGAACCACGACTTCACAACAGTGGAGCGAACACACACAACAGGAGAATAATTATGGCAATGAATCCATATGAAATGCGCTGGGATTTTTTACGAGAAGCGCAGTCACGTTTAGAAAATAAACTGGAATTAGACAAAGAATCTTGGTATCAGCGAAAAGAATTGCTAGAAAACGCTGGTCAAGTAATTACCGATCCATTTCCTACATACCCTACAGCAACTGAAATTCACGCAGTAGCAGAAGAAATGCGTGCTTTTGTAGAGAATACAGGAGCTTGATATGATTACTGTATTCGGAGAAGAGAAGTTTCGTCCAGTAGTAAGATTGGGCGTTACAGGATATAAGGTCGTACCAGATTATTACGTATCTAAAAAATGTGAAGTCTATAGTCGAAAGACTGATAGGTATCTCACCATTCACTCAGATAAAGACGGTAAGTATAAGAAACTTAGTCTTCAACTTCCCGTGGATCTTTTTCCTGAAGATGATTTCAATTACTATCAAGATGGATCTAATAGTAGTCGTGTAAGTTTTGATGGTCATAGGATAGTCAAAGAAGCATGGCATCCTATTGATTTGTATCCTCCTGCTCGATTAGATGAGGAGTGGAATCAAGTTATTACTGCAGACATGGTTGGTCAACCACGCATCCCAGATAATTGGAAACAGTGGGTTAGGGAAACTGCTGCTATCGATCATGTTGATGGCGATCCTGCAAATAACCATCTTGAAAATTTAGAGTATGTAACTCCAAAAGAAAATAATCAGTATAGAAAAGATCATGAGTCTGCTAAAGTTTCTGGAGAAGAGTCCGAAGACACAGATGATGGAGGAAATGATGAAGCGTCTTGAAGAAGACCAAAAGAAACAATGGAGGAGAATCAAAAATGAAAATCTATGATTTATATTCGACTCCAATCTATTCCTCTACTGTAGATAACTATCAAAAAATTCAAGAAGAGTTGCAAGTCATTTATGATGAATCAACTTTTACTATGAGAGAAGACTGGGGTCATACTCATTATCTTTCAGATGAAAGTTTTATGGGTAATGTTTTTGATGATTCTCGTGTCGGAACATTTGAGGCAGAAATTCATAAGCATGTTCAGCGATATCTGAACGAGATAGGTTATACTGAATCTGTCAATTTCCGTGAAAATATATACTACCGTATAGCAACTTCATGGTTTGCTAAGTTTGAAAAAGGATGTTACGCACATATCCATAACCATGGACATGCCGATATCTCGGGAGCATACTATTTCAAAATGCCAGAAGGGGCATCTGAATTTTTTATTACTTCTCCTACCCCACAATTTGATCCATCGTTTTTGTTTCACCATCTAGGATTTAGAACAAACTTTTCACCACCACAAGGATCTCTGTTGATGATGCCTGGATTTGTCAATCATGGTGTAAAAATGAATGAAACAGAAGAAGATAGAGTCAGTCTAGCGTTCAATATTGTATTTGAGAGACCAGAAATTGCACAAACACAACGACAAAAACCAACCGCAGGTTACTAAGACCACACCAAAAAACGTGAAAGAAGCGCATGAAGCACTATTTCATGCTACAATGAATCTACCTACTGCTGCTGCCCATTGTGGTATGACGCAGAAGGAAATGAAAATGACCTTTTGGGAATACTTGAAATACAATGAGCCTAACTTCCAAGTCACTGAAGACACCACTGAGGTATCCTGGGGGCAAGAGTCGAGCGACGACTAAACTCGCTCAGTTCTTCCCAGACTTCAATAACTACAAAGAGTTTCGTGAACCGTTTCTTGGTGGTGGTTCTGTAGCACTGTATGTTACCAAGATGTTTCCGCAATTAAACATCTGGGTCAATGACTTGTATGAACCACTATCTACATTCTGGAAATGTTTACAGGATCACGGTGATGAAATTACGCAACGACTTGAATACGCTAAACAAAGGCACCCTAACCCCATGTCCGCCAAAGATCTCTTTGATGAATCTAAGGAATACTTGGATCTTCATGTGTCAGAACGGGATGCTATTCAGACTGCTGTCAGTTTCTATATTGTCAATAAGTGTTCTTTTAGTGGTCTGTCTTCCAATTCTTCTTTTTCCAAACAAGCAAGTGACTCCAACTTTTCAATGCGTGGAATCAAAAGATTGCCTGAATACTCTGAACTAATTCAAAACTGGAGGATTACTAATGGTCGCTACCAAGAGCTCCTTACCGACGACAAGTCTATCTTCACCTACCTTGATCCGCCCTACGATATTGGATCTAACCTATATGGAAGGAAAGGTGATATGCACAAATCATTTGACCACGATGGTTTTGCTACCATTTGTGATCGGTTTATTGGTCCTCAACTTGTATCTTATAATTCGTCTCAACTGGTCAAAGAAAGGTTCGCGGGGTGGACACTAGCAGAATTTGCACACACTTACACTATGAGGAGCGTAGGGTCCTATAATACAGATCAAGCAAAACGCAAAGAACTTGTCATCCTGAACTATGAAATGTGAAGTTACCCTCTACAAAGCAGGCACTGTCTTCAAAGAAGAGGTGATTGCTGTTGATTATCAAGACGCTCGTAAGGTCGCTCTTGCTCGCAATCCTGGAGCAACAATCGTTGGAGTTACTGCAAAGTTCTAATGTGGCAAGTATGGAAATATGCGCTAGGGAGTTTCAGTGACGACAAGACAGCTCCTTTTGACAATTACGTTGCTATCATACGCACCGTTATTTTTGTTAGTTACATGGTCACTAACGCTTTTATTATATCTGGAGTAATTAGACACTGGAATGACGTACCAACTGAAAGACTATCTGTACAGCATCAATCAATCAAAAAAGAATATACTCGATGATGATCTTGATGCTGAGCGAGGGTATCCTCCTTATATTATTAATAGGTGCCTCAGTTCCTTTACTGATACTATCCTTTATGTCAATGAACTGAATAAAAATCCTCATCTTCCCAAGAAGATGCAATATGACTTTTTGCTAAATAGTGTCAAACCTAGGAAGCGTTTCTCTCCCTGGGCTCGCAAAGATTCTATTGATTATCTTGAAGTAGTCAAAGAGTATTATGGTTATAATGACGATAAAGCACTCCAAGCACTCAGGATTCTCACCAAGGATCAACTAGATCATATTACAAAGGCATTGAATAAAGGTGGAAGAAATGAGCGTTGATACAGAAGTCCAGTGGAAACCAGCTGACATGGTTGAAGTGGTTCTTGGAGAACCAGATGACTTTCTCAAAGTGAGAGAAACACTGACTAGAATTGGTGTGGCATCTCGTAAAGAGAAGAAAATCTATCAGTCATGTCACATCTTGCATAAGCAAGGAAAGTATTATATTGTACACTTCAAAGAACTGTTTGCTTTGGATGGCAAGAAAACAAATCTTTCTTTGAATGACGTACAACGTCGTAATCGTATTGTGCAATTGCTGAGTGATTGGGGACTTATCACTGTAGTAAATGCAGATCAGATTGCCGATCTGGCACCACTCAATCAAATCAAAGTTCTTGCTTTCAAAGAAAAGGAAGAATGGACACTCGAATCCAAGTACAACATTGGACGAAAGAAACAAGAAGTAGCGTAAACCGTAGTTGTGGTGGGGGTTTTCATCACCTCTATTTTTTAGGGTGTCCTTATAAGTATTATTGTGAGAGGATGAGGGACGGTTCACCGTCCCACTCTTACGCCAGGATGCCTTCGGGGTCCTATGTAAACGTCGCTTATTTAAGGACATGACTAACATAACTTGGGAACATTATACCCCTTATTCAATTGGATTCAATGAAACATTCAGCAGACTTGAAGCTCTTGCGGGCGGTGGATCAAGTTACCCACCATACAATGTTGTGGATGGACATGATGGTAGAACCTTACTGGAGGTCGCTCTTGCTGGATTTTCAGGAGATGATATTGAAGTCGAGACCGAACGAAATGTTTTGACAGTATCTGCTCGAAAGGCACCAGCAGATAAAGAACGTAAGTATTCACATAAAGGAATCTCTTATAGAACATTCTCTCGCAACTGGCAGATGGCAGATGATGTAGAAGTTGAAGATGTCAATTTTGTTGATGGTCTTCTTACTATCACTCTTGTCAAGAATTTACCAGAAAAACAGAAGAGGAAGAAATGGTTCTAAATAGAATCGAAGGGGACTTGACGGTCCCCTTTTTTGATGGTAAACTAGAATGAAACTCTTAGCACTATGGCAGTATCAATCGTCACACTAAAGACGGGTGATCGTATCATTACTGAGTTGAAAGAAATCTTTGATGGAGACGGAGACGATAAACGTGGAGTTTGTCTCCTCATGGAAGATCCTTATATTCTCAATCTTGATAGCGGAACCCCACAATACTTAGCGGAAGCACATGGTATGGAATACCAAGTACGCTTTAGCAAGTGGAATCCTTACTCGCCAGACTGGCAGTTCAAGATTCCATATGATTGTATTATGACAATCAACACTGCAGAACCAGGACTTGAAAATGCCTGGAAACAAAAACTAGATCAACGCGAGGAAACTGAAAATGGCGGAACAGCAACAACTGAGAACTAATCATAATATTCGTATTGTCACTCTTGCAACTGGTGAACGTGTTCTATGCATGTTTGGTGATGTTCGCGAGCAGGAAGATACTACTAAAGTAGTAGGATATAGAATGTTGTATCCATACACTTTGAGTTTGGGTACACCCAATGAGGATGGTAGTATTCCAATTCATTATGAGCGTTGGTGTCCTTTCTCTCCACAAGAAGAACACCGCATGAGTGGTGAGCATATCATTAGTGTTGTCTTCCCAGATAATAACATCCTTGATAATTTTACCAAGAGACTAAACGATCTTGGCATTACAGACGATCAAATTTTTATCCCTGAGGAAGAAGATGGAGATAACAGCGAACCTGCTGAAGCTGCAGAATGATTGGATCATTGCTCAAGTAGAACCAGTAGATGGAGACACCTTGCCAGGTGACCCTGATGTGTGGATGGTGGAGCCTTACGTAGTAGACTGTGAAGGTCAAATTGAACAATGGGCACCACATGCTGCTGAGCGTGAGTTTAATGTCAGGTCTTCGGATCTGACAGTCGTGACTAACCCTAGCAAGCAACTGCTTGCTCGTTATATTGAATGTCTTGAATGAAGTTTTACACTAGTGTTGAGCAAGCAGGCAACCGT